AGCAAGAGCAAGAGCAAGAGCAAGAGCAAGAGCAAGAGCAAGAGCAAGAGCAAGAGCAAGAGCAAGAGCAAGAGCAAGAGCAAGAGCAAGAGCAAGAGCAAGAGCAAGAGCAAGAGCAAGAGCTAGATTATTCCCAAGTGAAAGCAAATGTCGATATGGCATATGCATTAATTCGCCAGACAAAAATAGAAGATATTGCTATTGTAAATAGTATAAGCAACATAAAATATGATGAATATAATATTTATTCGGCGAATGTTCGAGACATCGACATTAACAATCAACTTTATATCAAAGTGAAAGCTGTTAATAATGCGATAAATCTAATGACTAAACTGTCTGCAATGGAAACCAAAATTCGTAGCAGAGAAACAGGACTAAAAAGCATTAGACCAAATATCCGTCCAGGTAAAATCGTTGAAATAAACAACATGAAGCACAACTATAACAAGGTAGCTACGGGTTTGCGAAATATAAAATTTTATTCTTTGGTAACAACTGAACAGAAACGTCAAGGAATTAAACCGAGAGATTTTCGATTTTTGCCAGAATGGTTTCCAAATATCTGCAAACCGCACGGTACAAAGTCAAATAGATCCAAAAAACCAGTGTTGGATAAAAAATGGGACCCTGTTTCCAAATTTAATGGACTAGACGATGATACAATAATGATTCATCAATCACGACGTACCAGATGTGAATGTGTAGAAAGTCAACTATTTTCATTCATGGAGATGGCATTGAACAAAGCAATTCTCGCAAGAACACATAATGAAGATATTCAGAAAAATTCAAGATATTATCGTCCTGTTCGAGGTATGCCTATCCCAAATAAAAAAATGACACATATTGGTAAAGAAAAAGATTGTCCAAAATTTGGTACATCTGAACATCATATATTTACTGAAGAGGATACAATATTAGTACCATGTATATGTTTTCCTAGAAAAGAATCACCAGAAACCCCGTGTGGCAAATACATATTTCCACTTGATAATGCATTAATTGCAAAAATACCAGAAGAACTTAAACAAAGATATTCATCAATGGTAGAAAATAAACGATTCGAACTATTGCGTAAAAAGTATGGCAATCAATATATTACATATTGTATTAATCCTATATGTGTTCATTCAAAAATACCATATTTAGATCAAACGATCGTTGATGCACTTGCAGGAAAAATAAAATCATCCGTTAATATTAATGAACGGACATGTCCTGAATGTGCAACAAATTGGTGTGACGAATGCAAAATTCAACCATATCATAAACGGAAGATATGTCCTGGCAAAATACACGAGTACTGCAAAGATATGTCTGAAGAAGATCGCATCGAATTTCTCAAAAACACTAAATTGTGTCCTGGATGTAATATACCAACACAAACTGAACAACAATGTAATCCTAAAACATGCAAACAATGTTTAACCGGAATATCTTGTTTCCGTCAAAGAGGTGCCGGTTGTGATCATTTAACATGCAAAAAATGCGATGTTCATTGGTGTTGGCGATGTCGTGGGATCCGTGATTGTATAAATGGACTATACTATCATAAATGTCCAGAAGAAATTGATTATGATAAAGAACGAGATGTACATGATCATGATGATGGTGCAACTAGTGGTTATGATGTAAAGAAAGCTCTAGCTATCAAAAAACTTAGTGAGAAATAATTTTTCTTTATCTAACAAATTAAAAAGTATATTGTTTTATTTTATGTATAATATTCTAATAATTGGCATTATTGGTCAAAAATTATATTGTAATTTAATGACAACTTTATTATTAATCTTATTCGTTTTTATATCTATTTTAATATTTTTATTGAATAAATCAAATATGGTGACAAATTATATTGAAAATTAAGATTATTTAGGTATTTGTTGATAATATTTATATTTATTATTTTATTTTTGTCATAAAAAAAGTTATTAAAATAATTAATTTATATTTTTGTTAAATATAAATTAATATGTTAAAAATTAAAATAAAACCAGAAAAAATAAAAATTAAAAATATAGTTAATCAAAATAACAACGAATATAATATTGTTATAATTCAATTGTTTGAAAAATTAGTAGATCTTTTGAAAAAAACAAATAAACTTGAAACTGATAAAAAACAAAAAACAATTAATAACTTTAGAATTCGTAATTTAGATAATGCACTATTAGTATTAAGTGGATTAGATTATGAAATTACTTTGAATAATGTATATGATCTTAAATTACCAGGAATAGGCAAAGGTACAATTAGTAGAATAGTTGAAATACTAGAAAATGATAATTTAGAGGAAATTGATGAATTGGAAAAAATATCAAAAACAAAAAATATTGATATAATAACTCAATTAAATTATGTAGTTGGTATTGGCGATGCTAGAGCAATTGAATTAATTAAAAAATATAAAATTAAGTCTGTAAATGAATTGATAGATAAGGTAAATAGTGGTATAATTGAGGTTAATGATAAAATTAAACTAGGGTTAAAATATTATGGTAAATACAAAACAAATATCCCTCGAGATGAAATTAATCAAATATATATGTATATGGAAAATAAGTTAAGAAAATACAATAATAAATTAATGTTTATTGTGTGTGGTTCATATCGACGTGGAAAATTGACATCTGGAGATATTGATTTATTATTAATACATGAAGATGTATGGTATCAAGAAGATGTTCCAAATGTAGGTCATTTGACAAATGTTGTCAATTTATTTAAATTTGATAAATTTTTATTAGATGATTTAACAGACACGGAAAAAGGAACAAAATATATGGGTTTTTGTAAATACAAAAGTAATTCAGTTAGAAGAATAGATATTCGAATGGTTGGAATTGAATCATTTTTCCCTGCATTAGTTTATTTTACGGGTTCATATGAATTAAATCAAAAAATGCGTAAAATAGCAAAAAATATGGGGTATAAATTAAATGAATATGGATTATATGATGAAAAAAATAATAAAATTGTTTTAACAAGCGAAGAAATGTTATTTGATATATTAGGAATGAATTATTTGGAACCTAATCAACGATCCATATAATATATTTATATATATCGAGATAAATGAATTAGTCGTTTTTATTATTATTATTTGAAAAAAATGTTCGTATTAATTTATGAATAATTTTATATGACCAATATACATGCAATGTTGTCATTATCATTATTGAAATATCTATAATATTATTATTTATTCTATCTACAGTTTCATAATTTAAATAATAATATATATATGTGCGATGTATCAAAAATACAATTGAAAATAAGAATAAACACATTTGTTTAATTGTTCCTTTTGTAATATGTGTAATTGCCAATATTATACTACTAATCTCAGTTATTAACAACATCTTAATTATGTAAATATGTATTGATTTATTTATATCAAAATTAAATAAGAAAATAATTGGTACGACATGATGTAATATAAATAGATAATATCCATCTATTGCTTGAATAAATGCATCAATTGTAAAGTATAATATTAATATATTATTATAAAACTTAAAATTAATTGTACAACAATCGATACATGCATCATCCAAATTTAATGTACAATTATTATCAATTTTAAAATAATAATAAACACAATATACATAAAACACAATTGAAGATATATTATAATAAAAATTGTTTACGATACTCATATAATTTGTCATATTATATTATAAATAATAAACAAAATATATTAAATTCATTTTTTTTTATTGATATAATTGACTTATTAGATATATTTATAGTACATATGTTACTAATTGAATTTATGATTGAAATCGTCTTAATTTATTTATAATTATAAGTAAAATAATATCATAAATAAAAAATTACCAATTAAAAAAAAATAATTTAACCAACATCAAAAAATTGAAAAAAATAAATAATTATCATCATTTTTTAATATAATTTAAAATTATTATGTCTATTTCTTGACATAATAATTTTAACGATCATAATATAGATGATATTGAAAAAATAGCACAAGGTTGTTCTACACGTAGTATAGTGTTTTTTATAATTGGTTTACCGATATTATGTATGAGTTATCTAAATGGAAAACCTCCATTAAATTTAGCAAACTATGTTAAAGTAAAAGGAACAATTTTAAGTAGTAATATGGCATCATTTAATCATAAAAATAATATACTAACTTGTAGATATCTAACTGAATTTGATGATAGTTGTATATCATCATATACTTGTAGGAAAAAAAAAGAATTTTATTATCCTATTAGATCAAATACAACATTATTATATTTACCATCAAGTGGTTATTGTAGAACAAAACAATTTACAAATAATTTAGCATATATAGGTTCTAGTTTTTTAGGATTGTGTATTCTATTTTGTATTGGTTCATGTATTTATCTTAGAAATAAAACAGGATATTATCAAATTTTAAATCAAGATGAATTAATACCATCAAATGATTGTAAATATGTTAAAATATATGATGTTGATTTTTGTTCTGTATGTAATGAACAATTTAATGAAAATAAATATGTGTTAAAAAAATGTATAGATATTTGGTTAAATAAAAAAATAATTGTCCACTATGTCAAAAAGATCAAACAATCAATAAAACAGTTATTTATGTATAACTATTTTATCGATAATCTACAATTCATTGAATTTACGTTTATTATTGTTAGTTTTAATAGAATTTCTCATTTGGACCATCATAATTGTACCTTCTGCAAGTTCCTTGAATTCTTTGACTATTTTAATTGTTTTATTGTTGTATTTATATGGATTTGATATAATGTTTTCTAATGATTGGATATATTCATCATTGTCCATTAAATATGATTTAACACTTTCCATATTATTGTTTAACACATATGTCAAAGGCGATATAATAGTCGGTCCAGTATGATTGATTGTTTCGATATTCGTCTTTTTGACTAACTCAAATGCAATTGTTTCATAATTAAAACAACATGCTGTTGAAAATGCAGAATAACCACGATTATCAATAAAATTTATCATTTGTGGTGTCATCATACTAATCAATTTAATTGCAACATCTGTTGAACCATTTTCACAACATATTGCCAATGCAGTTCTAAAATGAATATTTGATGTATTTACAATAATATTGTTTGGTGGTAATTTATCAAGAATCTTCAAGGCAATATCATTCATTTTACTATTGCATGCATAGTGTAAGACAGTTTCACTATTGTAAATAATCCTATTTAAATCATTTGACGTAACTTTATCAATCAATTTTGATGCGAGAATTGTTAGCCCATATTTACATGCAATAGTAAACGCAGATTCACCGTAACAATCAAAATGTCTAATTGCATCCATTGACATTTTTTCCATTAATATTAGTGCAACTTCTGTCATTTTATTTCGACATGCGCCAATCAAAGGAGAACCATTTGTAAAATTATAAGTACATAGTGTTTTTTTATATGAAAGATGCGATAATTTATATGCAACCACCGGTAAATTCATATAACATGCTATAAATAATGCAGATTCATTTGTCATATTCAATTGATTGATCGTACTAGGATTCATTCGATCAATCAATTGTAGTGCAATTTCAGATAATTTATTATAACAACATGCGGATAATATTGTTTTATGGCTCAATGATACGGTATTTATAATTTTATCAGTAACTCTATTTAATAATAACTTTGCAACGTTTACTAAACTATTTTGACAAGCTACATGTAATACAGTTTCTCCAATCCTACTAATATTATTGATATTCTCATCAGATACAAAATCTAACAATTTAATTGCAACATCTTCCATCTTATTTAAACATGCAATATGTAATAATGTATTATTATTACGATATTTTATATTGACTATGTTACGATGTACACTCGATTGATTTAATTGACCTAATCTTTCTAAAATACGTAACACCACATTTGACATATTATTTGAACATGCAATATGTAAAATGCATTCACCAATAACAGTTATTTTAAAAATTGCTTCATCAGACATTTTTTCAATTAATTTTAATGCAATTATTTCTGATTTATATAAACAAGCCAATAATAACGCATTTATATTTTGTTTAGTTGAATAATTAATTGTTTCAGGTTCCATTAATTCAATTAAACTAATTGAATTTGCTTCTAATTTATGTTTGCATGCAATCAATAATAGTGTTGAATCATTATTAATATAATTTGCCAACGGTTTATTTACCTTTTTCAAAAAATACGATAATTCTTGAGTTTTACCTAAATGTGACAAATATAATCCAAAATTGTATTTTTGCTTAACTGGTATCTTATCGTCATTAATATAATGATCTATTATCTTTACAATATTATCAAATGTGTCGGTCTTAACATTTTTTATCATATTTTCCAGCTGGTTTTGCATAAGTATTTTAATTATCCTAATAATATAGACACATATGTAAAAATCTTTATTTTGCAATTTTTTTATATATTCGAATCAAATCCCACTATTAACATATTACCATTTCTAATATAAATATTATATACCTCTATGATATCTTCATATGTAATTTTATCATATACCTCTATTAATAATTTATTAATGTCAATATATTTATTTCCATATGTCTTATTATAGTAATATAAAGCCAAATCCATTAATGATTCATGATCTTTTTTTAATTTATCTATTATTTGCAATTTTAATCCTTGAATATCTGGAGATATATTAAAATCATCAATAAATTGTTTAATTCGAAATATTATTTCTTTGGTGTTTTTATTTGGTGATTGAACTAAAAATCTTTGACATAGATGATTTGTTTTACGATATTCATTATGACTTAATATACACATCGATGCGGATACTATATAACCAAAACACTCTTGAGTTCTTAATTCCGTAAAAAAATCTTTGTTCATTTGTATATTCAATATTCTTAATATTGCATATTTTTTTAAATAATTTGAATCACTCATCTTATCATGTAAATCGTCATTTCTACAAATATAATAATAAATTCCAACTGTACAATTTGTATCTTTGTCATTCATTGGTTTCATTATGTGTGAAAATCCATTTGTGGTAAAATCATACTTTGTCATATCCATTAATTCATCTGAACAATTAAATTTATTTGTTATTATTTCTGCATATTTATTTAATCTATCTTGAGTATTACCACAAATAACCATCTTTATTTTATTGTTTGTAAATAATAATTTATTCAAAATATTATAATCGATTTTATAATTGTCTCCTATATTTTCCATAACATATTGATTATCCATATAATTGTTTGAAATCTCATATAATAATTGCGACTTAATTAATTTATATTGTTCCGTATATTTGTAATTTATACAATATTTCTTCGTTTTCTCTATCTGTAAATCAATATATTTTTGATCCACGTGTAATCCAATGTTATTCAAAATATATGAAAATACATCATATATTTTACCATGATTACCATATATATTTATTTCATATTCAGATGTGTTTTCATAATCATATGATATATTAATATTATATCCTGCACAACTCATTTTGTATAATTCTCTATTTATTGAATTATTTAATGCATTCAAATATATACGAAGCATTAAACGATCTATTAAATTATTTACTGTTGAATCAAATTTAATACTCATCTTAATATATACATTTGGATTTTTATATTTATCAACACTATACAAAAATAAATTACATCCCGGTAATATAATTTTTTCTTCACCACTATAAGAAAATTCCCTTGTAACACTAATGTAGTCATTTTTATTAGGTAATTTAAATATAAAATTTATTATTTCATTATCTGTTTTCATTGTTTGATCTATCAAATTGTATTTTATATGTTCATAATACGTTAACTCTAAATTACATGGTTGACAAAAATTATTTGCCTTTTGTGATTTTAATACTACTACACAATTGTCTTTATTTAATTGTTTAACTGTTGTCATAAAATTGTCATAAATATCTTTAAATAATTCCTTATATTGAGTATCTTTTATTAAAATCATTGATGGTATAATATTTTTATCATTAAATGTCCCAATTATATTGAATATTCTATCAATTGGACTATATTTTACATAATTATTTGCATTAAAATTAAATACCTTATAATAATCATTGTATAATTCATCTAATACTTTTTTATTATTTGGCTCTAATAATAATTCAATATATTTATAAATAATATCTATTACCTGCTCATAATTATTAAACCCTAATTCTGTCAATTTAATATTTATAGAAAAAACACCGAATTTACGATTACTATATGTCATTCCTGTACTTATACTTTGAATATACCCTAGATCCATTAATATGCTATATATTGTATTATCCTCTTCATTACCTAATAAATGAGATATATATGATAATGGTGACCAATTATAATTATCATAATATGAATTAACATTCCAATATAATCTTAATTCATCTAAATCAGAAATAGAATTAATTAGTACAAATTTTGGTTCTTTTATGAATTCAACATCATTTTTATCATAATGTTTTAAATTTTTATTTTCAATCAAATTGAATTTAGATAAAATTATTTTATTTTTGACATAATCTAATGGTTCATTTGTAATTATTGCAAGTGTCATAATATTTGCAGAATAGTGAGTATTATAAAATTCTCTAATTTTTTCCCCAATATTTTCAATATTTAATGTTTTATTACATCCAGTACTAAATTTTGCATATGGTGATTCTTGATTCATTGCTTTTTTAAATATCTCGTAATTCAATCGATAATCATTATATTTATTTTTTAAATGTTCTGCATTAACTGCTTCTTTTTCTTTGTCAATCGATTCATTATTTAATGTAGGTACCGTAAAAAAATCAACTATTTTTTCCAAAGATTCTATTAATTTATTATTTGCTATCTCATAATAATAACATGTATGATCATCTGATGTATACGCATTTGTATATCCATTATTTGATTCAATATATTTACTAAAATAATTTGTATCTGAACTATTTTTATTTCCTACAAACAACATATGTTCTAGTAAATGGGCTTGTCCAGGTATTTCATCTTCCATATATCCTACATTTACACGCATTGCAACTGCAGAATTAATAATATCTTTGTCATGTATTATAAAAACATTTAATTTATTTTCTAATGTAAAATATGTGTATTCACTAAAATCATTATCTAGTTTAATAATTAGTGTATCAGTATTCATTATTATATATATTGTAATTAATTATTTGTTAAATAGATAAATAGTCAAATAAATAACATTATTTATTTCACTATTTATAATTTTTACATATGTTTATTTATATGGAAAACCTAATATACTGCTCTTGTTATCAGTCGCCTTTTTAAGATGACATAATTTTGAATTAACATTATAAGTACTGTAATCACATGTTGTTTCATTTATACATAAATTCGCACATGATAAATCGGTTGGCATTACTATACCATCCGCTCTAAATAAACTATCCTTAGAAACAGATTTATTGCCTACATAAATATCATTTTTCGCATCATTTTTAGGATCATAACCAGGAATATCAAAACCAGATAGTTGTCTTCCACGAATTCCATCTTTGAAAAATAATCTCATGTTTGTAGAAGGTGTTGCTTTTTTTAAGGTACATGTACCATTGTTTGTATTTGGTTCAAATTTCCAAAAATTACAATCATTGTTTGATATGCATGCACTATTACAAGCATCAATTGATGAATTTGTAGTTATTTGATTTGGTATATCAAAACCTACTATATCACGATTTATTCTCATACCCATATTCATTTCTGTTAAAAATGGAAAATTTTTATTGATACCTGATGGACCAGTTGGACCTTCTGGACCAACTGGACCCATAAAAAAACTATTTAAATTATCTATTAATACTGTTTTTTCATTGTTTTGATTTAAATAATATAATGATGCAGATGATTTATCAAATGCAAATGATGATATTCCAACTGGTCCAGCTGGACAAACTTCACCATCTTTACCAGCGGGTCCAGCTGGACCAGTTGCACCATCTTTACCAGCGGGTCCAGCTGGACCAGTTGCACCATCTTTACCAGCGGGTCCAGCTGGACCAGTTGCACCATCTTTACCAGCGGGTCCAGCTGGACCAGTTGCACC